CTAATTAATTTTATAAGCATATATTTTTAAATCTGTCTTTTTGCCTTCAAAATCATCAATATGAGTTATACAGTATGTTTTATTGTTATATAAAATTTTCATGCTTGTATCAATTCCAGTTCTCCAGTTTATTTGAAATGTAACCTCGACTTTTGTATTAGTTGTTGCTGCTGCAAAATATTCTGTACCAGATATATGTCTATAATAAGCCCATATATTTTCACACCCTGGAACTGGTGCTTCTTCTTCAATATCGTTTCCAATTTCATCTTGATAGCTTGTCAATTTAATTATGCTTATCTTTTTATCTTTTCTATACTTACCCATTTGTTTTCACTCCTTTATAATGCTCTAATAAATTCTTCAAAGTGTTCATATAATCCGACATATGAATCCAACATTGAAGCAAGTCCATCTATTCTCTGCTTTGCTGCCTGGTTCTTAATAGGTACAATATTTCCGTTCCTATCTTCTTGAATACCTGTATTAGTTAAGCACCATTTAAGAATAGGATTATTATTATAATTAATTTTATTTGCCTTTAGGTCTGCCCCTAGCTGCTGCATTGGTAGTGATAGAGTTCTTGCACCCTGGATTGCTCTAACCATCTTAAATCCGTTCTGTTCCATTTCTTCAACCCAATACTTAGCGGAATAACTATCGTAATATATCCATAATGGCGTTATACCATAATTGTTAAGCATTTCAACAAACCATGCGGTAACATCACTATAATTAATTGAATTGCCACTACATAGCCTTATCAATCCACGTTTAAGCCATATATCATATGGTATCTTTTCTAGCTTTACTCTCTGTTCAAAATTATCACTTGGTAGCCAGTACATTTGATGAATATATCTTTTTTGAGTAACCTTATCTATTAATAAAAGAGTTGCACAAGTTAAGTCTGTTGTGATTGATAAATCTGCACCACCTATTGCATAACAATTCTTAAAATCTTCAATATTAAAAGTTTCTTCATTGTTAAGGTCCTCAAATGTCAACCATGCACTTGAAATTGTATCTCTTATATTAAAATCTTTTGTTAATACTCCAGTTAAATCTTTAGGGCTATTCTTCGCCTTTTCAACTTTTCTCTCTAAATCATCTAATTTTTTAATTGTTCCTAGTGCTGGATTAGCTTTCGCCCATGCTCCAGGTTCAAGCCATTCTTCTTTTTTATCTAATTCATATAATATAGGAAGAAATGTTTCATCTTCAAAATTCCCATCAACGATATTACACGCATAATCATACATATCGTCAAATATACATTCTCTAATAGTTCCAGCGGTTGTTATCATAAGTAATAGCGGTTGCCTTCTTGCTGATTGTGATTGCTTCATAACCTCATATAGGTTACGGTCTTTAACTCCATGTAATTCATCAATAATTACACAATGGGCGTTTAATCCGTCTAATGTATCAGAATTTTTACCCAATGGCTGGAACTTACTCATTGTTAGTGGGAAATATAAATCAGTTTTTCTTTTCTTGATATGCTTCGATAGGTAAGGGCTTTGTTTTATCATATTTAAGGTTTCATCAAATACCAACTTTGCCTGGTCTTTCTTTGTAGCACATGAATATATTTCTGCTCCAGGTTCTCCATCTGCAACTAACATATATGCAGCTATACCACTTAACATTGTACTTTTTCCGTTCTTACGTGCCACATAAAACATACTTTCCTTATATCTTCTTAATCCTGTATTCTTGTCTATGAAACCGAATAAGGCTGATATATAAGCTTTTTGGAATAACTCCAATAGAACTGGTTTTGTTGCCCATTCTCCCTTACTATGTTTACAGAATGTTTCAATAAATTTAATAGGCTTTAAGGCTTTGGCTTCATCAAAAATATATTTACCTGGATTATTAATCTCATTTACTAACTTTTCATATTGTTTATATACTCTTTTTGATACAATACATTCACCAGCTTTTATTGCTTCAAAATATTCAATAACATAATTCATTATTCTTTTATGAACTCCAGCAAAGGATCTGTTTCTTTTGGTACTTCAACTGGTGGTAATAAATCTACTAATTGCTTATATAATAGGCTATATCTTTGAACTGTTGTATTATATCCTTTGAGTGCTGGGTGTTCTCTTAAAAACTCCTGTCTGCCTTGCTTAAACATTGAAACTGCACCTTCTTCTTCAACTTGTTTTTTCAAGCTATTCAATGTCTTTTGCATAAATGAAAGTTCATTATAAATACTTTCTGCTATTGGTTGTCTATCTTTTGGTATCTGCTTTAGTAATGTTTTTAGTTGCTTCATATCTTTTGAAATTGCTATTGCCATAAAATCACCTCTTTCTTTTGTGTTGTGGGACTTTGTTTATCCCACCCTTAATATAAAATTTACATAGAGGGGTTTCTAGTTGTCCATCATCGGTTCCAGCCACCTCACTCATTTTTCTTGACCTGGGGCGGTGTAAATTAAATTTCCTTCGTTATCAAAACTTATTCCATTAACTGTTGCATTGTTTCCATGTACTACATTATGACAATCTAAACATAAGGCTTGAAGGTTATCCCAATTTAAAATAATATTTAAATTATTTATATTTGTTGGTGTTATATGTTGCTTATGATGTGTTATGTATGCACTACCTCCGCACCTTTCACATATATAATGTTTACTTTGCATAAATCCTTTTCGACATTTCTTCCACGCTGAACTCTCATAGAAACTCTTTGCATATTCCTTCGCCATTGCCTTATATCCTCGCCATTGGTGTTAGTGTTGCAATTATATTATCAATAACTTTGTCTAATGCTCCTGTACTTCCTTCATACCAACTCTGTAATAAGAATCCAGCTAATGTTTTAACTAATGGATTGATAGGCTCTGTGTTCCATGCCTTGCCTGTCTTATTCTCCAGGTATTGTGGTATTGTATCAATTAAGTTTTGTATTAAATTATCATCTTCTGAAAAGTCAACTCTTAATAGGTTCTTTGTTTCTTCTAATGTTATTATCATGTAATCACTTCCTTTTAATTAAAGGGCATAACTTTCGCTACACCCTTATTGTTATTTATTATGCGGTTGCTCTTGATAGTTTTATAAATGCTTCTGTAACTAATGGTTTTGTATCTGCAATTGCTAATGCTCTATAATCAATTAAGCCACTCTTAAAGCTGCTATCTCTTGAAGTTTCGATTATTATTCCTTGTGGTATGTTGTAACCCATATAATTAAAGTTTCCTAATAATATAACATCATCTGCAATATTATCATCAATTACAACTGGTTTTCCTAGGATATAACCTATTTCTTCATTCTTAGGGTCTGCAATAAATATTGGTCTTTTATTTAAATCAACTAAGCTATAAACTTGGTTATAAAGTGTTGAATTATTCATTGCGAATTTTGCTCCAGCCCCATAACCTCTCTTTAACATTCCGACCATTTTTGTGAAGTCTGTATAAGCTACATTACCAGCTTTTGCAAATGTAAAGCTATTTGAAGCACTCCATACAACTCCTGTTAATAATCCAGTTCCTTGTGTTGTTCCAGTTCCATTTACTAATGAATCTGCTATTGTTTCCATTACACAATTTGTTAATTCATCTGTAATATAACTTTCAAATGCTAATATTGTCATTTTCTTAGCTGCTGCACTCATTGACATTACTTTTACAATTTCATATGCTGCAAATGATACGCTTGTTGTTGCTGCTGCTTCACTTGCAACTGCTGCACCTTCAACGTGCCATGCTGCTTTTGTGCTTGGTGTTCCAATAGGTACTGATAAATTAGTTGGAATATTGAAGTTTCTACAACTTGCAATTAATCCTCCCATTGTTCGTGCTTTTGAAATAACTTCGTTCAATGTTTGAGTTGGCAGTACTGCGGCTGCACTTGTTGTTGTACTAAATGCGTCTGCTCTCTTTTCAGTATCTACAATTTCCATTGCTCTTTTATATGTTCTTTCTTCGGGATCTGTTAGCTTTTGCCCTAACATATTCTTAAAGAATGCACTTCTGTACTCGTTACTTGCGAATACATCACCTTTTGGGGCTTCTACATCACCATTAAAATTCATTCCTGTTATTGGATTGAATTGACTTCTTTGTGCTGGTGCTTCACCTTCTGCTAGTGCTCCTGGTTTCTTTTGTTGAATGTTTTGTTTTGCTTGGTTTAATCCTTCAATTTCGATATTCATTGACATAACATCTGCGTTTGGATCATTGTCAATTGTCCCTTTGATTTGTGCTGCTCTTGTTTCAATACCTTCTAAAGAAAAGTTTCTATAATAATTAAATGCTTCTGCTACTGTTGTAAATTTCATGTTTTAACACTCCTTCAATAATAATTTATTTATTTTTATTTTTATTTGGTCTTTTTGTGATTCCAGCTTTTGAACTTCTGTTATTTGGTTTCTAGCTTCAATAGATGTAGTTTGATATGCTGGATATGGAACTACACTACATTCATATACTTTTTCTATCTTTGTTATTGTCCTGGTGTTTGTTTTAGGATCATAAAGGCTGCCACCTTTTGGAACTTTAAAAGCAAAACTCATGCCAGTTAAATCACCCCTACTTACTGCCGTATGTACTGACTTTGCTTCTTCTGTACCTGGTAAAGTTGCTCTCATATGTAGCCCTTTATCATCAACATTAAATTGCATTGTCTTGGGTACTCTTGCTAATGGTATTTTATTTGTATCATGGTTATATAATAGGCGTATGTCGGTTAAATCTGCCCCATCTAACGCACCACGCTTGATTATCTCGTTATAACTTCCGTTAGGATCATTGATTGTTGTTACTTCATCAAATACAATAGGTGTTCCTATTAGTTCAAGTTCATCATTGCTCTGAATCTGTGCATTTCTGACTTCCTTCATTTTTGGGACCTCCTTTATCTTTGTTAACCTCATTAAGTTCTTCTTCTAACTCGCTTATAGTATCTTTTAAATTATCCATCATTTTCACCCTTGTCTTTCATCTGATAATTGTCTACTATATCCGTACTAGCAACATTTAAGGTTTGTACCCTTCTGTCACCATCTTCAACGCTTGGTAAGTTTAATATTTCTAATGCCTGGTTAACTGTAAATAATCCTAATGGCATTAATTCCTTTAATATCTGTGTTTTAGTTGTATTGCTTGCAAATTGTAGCCTGTTAGCTTCTAATAAAATAGAATTTCCAAAAGCTTGTTCTCTTGGTGTAAATAACTTCTCTGTGAGTTCCAATGAGAATTGCACTCCTAAAGGTTCAATAATACTTTCATAAAATGCAGCCCATTCATTTTCTGTATATGTGCTATTTACGATATTTTCTGATATTCCTAAATACTCATATATCTTCTGCTTTATTGATAGTATCTGCTTATCATTAATAATTGTTGGTTTTAAATCTAATGGCACATATTCCAGCTTGCTATCTAATGCAACAATTCCACCATTATTGCTTATAGTTAAATAATCAGATATAAACGCTTCTTTTTCCTTCTTTAGGTTTTCGGGGCTTAATATTTGATTATATTTTAATAGCCCTCTTATACTTGCACTAGATTTAATTGAGTTTTCAATTCCTTCGCTTTGTGTATGTGCCAGGTCTAAAGTTGGTAATATTGCGGTGTTGGTATCTCCTAGTAAATCATTAGAATTAAAGAATCTTCTTATCGTGAATACTTCTGTAAATGGCACTATGAATTGCTTACCACCCATAAATAAGAATCTGCAATATAATATGCCTGTTAGGTCTGTTATATATTCCATGTTCAAGGGGCTTAATGGGTATATACCTGTTAAATTGCCCTTATCATCTTTTTGTAAATATGCGAATGCGTTATTGTATAGATAATAATGTGTAACTAGCTTATATATAAGGTCATATGCACTCATATACGGGTTCGGTCTAACTTGTAATATTCTATTAAGTGAACTATCTCCATCTTTTCTCTGACCAGCTATTGTTACAACGTGAACTGGTTTAAGCTTTGCTGCATTTCTTGCTATTGAATCAACTGCTGCTCTATAAATATCACTTTCATATGCGTTACCGCTAAATGGTGTAAATATAGCTGCACTTCCGTTCATAACTTCAACGTGTTCTGTACTTGCTGGATCTTTATTCTTTTTGAATAATTTATCTATTAAATTCACTTTTTCACTTCCTTAAATAAAATAAAAAGGCTACGGTTATAAATAGGTTGGCTCAAAATTGAGCTTTCCTAAATATTCCCGCAGCCATTAAAATTCTTAATGCTTTCCATCATATGATGGGGTACTTAAATATTTAATTTTCTATACCTATATTATACCATATAAAAACGTTTAAACATACCATTTTCAATGGTTTAATGATATATTTTTAAATTTCAATTCCTAATTCATTTAATTTCTCTAAAACCCTACACCATTCATCTTGATAAAATTCTATTGTATCTCGCAATGTTGCTTTTCTTGTGATTACGCCTGTATTTGATGTAATAGTAACTGTATCACCTAATGTTGCATTCATAGTGTCATTAAAATCTCTTAACACCTTAATTATTTCTATATTAGCACCTTTAATTAATAATTCTATTTCTCTTTTCATTTTTTACATTCCTCCATTATTTTAATTATTCAACATCTAAATAAACTCTATAATATTGACCGCTTTTATATGGATCACTTATTTTTTTAATTGTTACTCCAGTTGATAACATTTCAAGTATTTTAGCTTTTTCTTCTTCTGTCTTATATCTCATTTGTAGTTTTATCATTATTTATACACCTCTCTTTTAACTTTTCCAATAACCTTATTAACTCTAAATCTATCTCAAATACTGAATTCATTAATTAATCCTCCTTTTTTAATCCTATATACCCAATTACATCATGATAATAATTTTTTAATAAATAACACCATTCAAACTTTGCTATAATGTTTCCTGGTCTTTTAACTGGTTCAATCTTATCTATATATACATCTACATTTCCACCGACAAAATTAACATTTAAAGTGTCCTCACTTTCTTGTAATACAATGTTTACTTTGCCTTTAACTAATAATCCGAACTTATGATAATAGAATGTGCCTTCTTGGAGTTGCTTTTTTAATTCTTGAATATTAATCATTGTGTATCCCTCCATAAATTAATTTTGGTATGCTTTAAGTCCTTGCAATTTTACTCCAAAAGAGATACACTAATATTGTGAGTATTTGTGGTGTTCCTTTTGGAATGCTACTTTTTTTATTTAAATATTCCTCGTTTATCTTCAATTAATATCAGATCATCAACTTCAATATCTAAGTAATAACCTACACTATTACTCTTTATGTGCTTAACTCCAAAACTAGATAGCTGCCTACCAAAGTGAGTTTTATTCATTGGCATTATACTATTTGATATACACCAATCATTATAAGTTTTGTAAACTTCACCTTTAGAAATTTTAATATTTTTCTTATGAACTTTTGTTATCTTTTCTTTAAAGAAAGCATATGCGGAATCAACTTCTTCTCTGTATTCTTCCATTTCATGTTCTGCTGCTTTACTTACTGTTACTTTCCAATTATTTTTTTTAACTCTATTAAGTCCCACATAAGCAAATGTAAAAACTATATCTAATTCATTCTCAATTATCCTCTCTGCAATTTTAGGATCTTTAACTTTATCTCTTGTACCTTCTGAAACTTCCTTATCTGTACCAAAGGAATTATTAAACGGAATAATTATAGGTCTTCTAAAAAATCCTGTTGACTTATCTGCTGCACTTGGTAGTCTATTCAATCCAAAAAACATTGTCATGTTAAATCCTAATCTAACTAGATCTTTATTTTTTCGATTAACTGTAACTGGTTCACCACAACACATTGATTTAAAAGCTTTGCTAACAGTTTTCCCACTTAATTCATCATCACGAACTATATTAACGTGTTTTCCTTCTGCAACTGATATTGCAAATGTTTCTCCAAAATCACCTAATCCAATACTACAAATATGATTATCATCTTCAATTAAAGCTTCTTGAATATCAAATGTTACGGATTTTCCATTACTACCTTCACCCTTATATATAAAACAATTTTGAACTTCTCTAGCGTGTGGCGATAACATAAGCCCCCATGATTCTTGAAGTGTTTTTATACTTCCTTCATCTAAGGTACTATTTAAGAATTTCTTAAACTCTGATTTATCAAATAATTCTTTGTACTTGGTTGGCTCTGTTATTAAATTAGCTTTGAACTGTACTTCTGTTTTGTACTTAGGATCATGTGGCAACATTGTATTATTTCCAATATCAATAACTCCATTTAAGCAATTAATATATCTTTTTTCGTCATGTATTTCTCTTGCGTCTTCACTACTTAGCATTAATAATTCTGCAAAATTCTTTGATTTTATAATAGTTTTATCTTTATCATTTATTGCATATTTGAAATACATTCTTTGAACTTCTCTAAACTCCATATATTTATAAAAACCTTTTTTATTATCATACATAAACCATAAGTTACCTTTTGTATAACTAGGTTGATCTTGAATTATATACTCAGATAATGAGTAATTATTAATATTTCCTTTTTCATCACAATAAGAAGGGTTCAATCTTTGTGATATACTTCCAATAATATTTTCAACTTCTTCATCATCTAACGGTAGATTACATTTAAGTAAATTTAACCCTTTTGCTATTGATGTAATTGTTGTAATATCTCTTATACTTGATTTGCTTACTATTCCAATAACTTCTTTAAATAGTTCCTGGTTTCTAACACCTTCTTTATAAGTAGAACTTGCAGCTGGACCTACAACTTGAGTTGCTTTTTTTTTAACTGGTTGTCCTAATTGTATAAACTTATCAAATAATGGTTTTGGCATTTCATTAATATTTGTATCATTTAATAGTTTGTATTCTCTAATTTCATCTTTAACTTTGGCTTTACTGCCAGGTAATACAATTATTCCTCCATCAGTTCTTATGTCAACACCAGGTAAATAATCGGCTTTGTTTTTTAATCCTTCTTTATATTTAAAATATAAATGACTTCCACCATTTGGTGTTTTAACTGTAAATGTATCTTTTATCTTTTGTTTATCTTCTTCTGATAAATCTTTTATCAATTCATTAAAACTTTCTTCACCGTCAACTGATCCATCACCATGATTTTTATCAATATCTATAACAATAATATTGCTATCTTTACCAGTTAAAAGAGAAAAACCTGTTACTTCTTTTTTGTATGCTCTTGATGATATATTTTTAAATTCTTCTTTTGTTTTTATTTGACAATTCCTATCGCTCCATTTCACATTTGGTATTTTTGAGTTATCAAACAGTGGAACTATTGGAAATATGTCTTTACTTATTGATATGAAATTTTCCTTGTCCACTTAATCACCTACTTTTATCTGCATTGTTTATTTGCCCATTCTTGGAGCTTATCTTTATTGATATAAAATTTACTTCCTATCTTAAATTTTGGGAAGTTCTTATCCTTCAATAAAACTTCATACATTGTATTTCTTCCGCACCCTAAATATTGCATTGCTTCTTTAGGACTAATCACAATTTTTTCTACTGTTGTATTATTCATTTGTTATCCCTCCATTCTATTTACTAAAAACTTGCTAATTATTTATTTTTACTTCCCCCCTATCTGACCGCCCTTATTTTTCGGTAATATAGTTACCTGTTTTCTTGATTATATTCCTTTATATTACCTCTGTCAATATTTTTTTATTTTATATTGTATTTTAATTACCGGTTGTGATATTATTTTATATGAGGTGATATTATGGCATACTCTTATTTTTCCGAAAATTTAAAAAGGGTCAGAAAACAAAAAAAACTTACTCAAGCCGCTTTAGGCAAAATAATAGGTAAAAGTGAAAGTACTATACGAAAATACGAAGCTGGAAATGTTGATGCTCCATTTACTACAATTTGTGACATAAGTGAAAAATTAAATATTCCTATGATGGATCTTACAGAAAAACACTATAATTCAGAAGAAGAAGTTACAATAGATAGAATAAATACAATAGAATATGAAGCTTTCATGACTGTTGATAACAATTGTAATGATTTTAAACACTATGTTCATTATTTAGTTCAGACTAGAGCCTTTAAAAAAGAATTTAATATAAATTATAAAGAACTGTCTAAAATAGAACAAAGAGATTTAAAGCGTGACATTTATAACAGTATTCAATTGATTTGTTCAAAAAAAAATGATATATCAATATTTGACGATTTTAGCAATAACAATCTTGAACTTTCAAAAACTTTACAAGAAGGTGAATAAATGGCTAAGACTAATTATCTTAAAAGAACCATCAATGGTAAAGAATATTATTATTTTAGATTAAGGCACAAAAATTTAAATAAGCCTAAAGATGTATATGCTCCAACTGTTAAGGAACTTGATCAAAAGATAAGAACTATTAGAAATGAACTTGAAAATAATATTGTTAATAATAAAGACTTTTTTGAAACCTTTTTTGCTAACTGGCTTTTTGATGTAAAATTTTCAATTGTAAAACCTTCTACCAAAGAAAGATATGAGAGTATATATAGAAACTATATAAAAGATAGTTCTTTATCAAAAATTAAAATTAAAGATATAGCATTAACTGACATTCAAGGCTATTACAACGAACTGATTAAAAGCGGATCATCTGTAAATTGTGTAGCCACATTAAATAAATTAATAGCCCCTTGCATAAAGTATGCTTATAACAATAATATTTTAATTAAAGATTTTACTGGTGCTATTGTATTACCTAAAGAAGATCAACAAACTAAATTAACTAAAGCTGGTAAAGTTCAACCATTTACATTAGATGAACAACAAATGTTTATTTCATCTATTAAGGATAATCAGTTAGAAATGTTATTTCTTACGGCTCTAAATACTGGTATGCGGCAAGGTGAATTATTTGCTCTTACATGGGAAGATATTTATTTTGAAGAATGTTACATTGATGTTAATAAGACTGTCAAAAGTGTGGCTGATGTATCAAGAGAAGGACGTGAACCTTTAAAGACAATAATACAAACCCCAAAGACTGTAAATAGTGTCAGACGTGTTTCAATTCCTTCTGCTCTGTCTGAACAACTAAAACAGTATAGATTAAAGCAACTAGAAAAAAAATTTAAGCTTGCTAATTTGTATACTGATAATAATTTAGTATTCTGTACTTCATATGGTAAATATTTAGATAGTAGTAGTGTAAGAAAAAGAATGAATAAAATAATAGATAATATTAATACTGCTGAAACTGATAAAACTAAAATAATCAATAATAGAAAATTCCATGATTTAAGACATACTTATGCTACAAGGCTATTTGAACTTGGAGAAGTTCCAAAGACTGTACAAAAATTATTAGGTCATAGCGATATATCTATTACTTTAGATATATACACTCATGTACTTGAAGATATGAAGATTATGGCTGCATCAAAATTAAATGATCTGTATGTATCTATGAGGGCTAAATAA